CGCTTGTCGATCTTATTCAGTGCAGGCTGATCCTAATGATCATACATGAGGACGTTGTTTCTGGTTACACGCCAGAACAATGCGTTCGGTACGGTCTGAAGGACGTCTTGCTGCTTTCCGTTAAGGGGGAGCCTCATGCTCCTAAGAAAGCCAAGCTTAAACGTTTCAGGATGATTTGGATCAACTCACTTGTTGATTGTTTTGTTCAGAAGCTCCTCCACAAGGCGCTTAATGCCCGTGACATTGAGAATTACCAGTCTGGTGCGAAGTTTCACTCCGCTGCCGGCATGGGACATCACGATGAGGGTATACAGCACCTCTGTGCGGCCTTCGACTCCATGTTTGAGGGCGAGGATGAGTTGTTAACGTGCGACGCTTCCATGTGGGATTTCACCATGCACAAGGAGGCGCATCTTAACCATGCGCGGCGGCGCTGTCTTTCGTGTAAAGACCCTGTTGTTCAGGGACTTATCATGACGCTTGCTCATTTGAATTATAAGCATTTGTGTGAGTGTAAGGGAGACGTGTGGCGCTGCAACAAGGAAGGTGTGAACACTTCCGGCCAGAGTTCCACCACCGCTGACAATACTTTTACACGTCATTCACAGGCTAAGGTCTGTGGCGCTACTAAGGTTGTCAGCAACGGTGACGATATGGTTGCTGACAAGGGCTTTGACCCTGTTGCTGCGGCGAAGTTCGGGACTAAGAGCAGAGACGTTGTCCTACAGCGTTCTGACGTTGTTCCTTTTACTTCGCATCATGTTGACAGGAAGACTTGCACTGCGTCGTATGACCGTCCCGTCAAGCTTGCTTGGAATTTGTTGGCCAATTGTGGTAGCACTGACTTCGGTTTGCGTGTTGACGCGATGCTTTCAGTTATTAGGAACACCCCTGATGCCCTTGCAAAGTTCAAGGAGCATGTTGGTAAGTTTGCCCAGGGGAGTGGGGCTTGCAACAAGGATTTGTTGTGGGCTATCTAGCAGCAGTAATTTTGTTACGGCGGGTTGGCGACCGCCCTAGTGCAGCCGTGAAAGCTTGGCAATTATTGACGGCGTGTCCGTTTAAAAATAGCATATCGCATTCGTGCGACTTTAGAGACGACTTGTTGTTTCTTTCTCCTCTCTCTTCAGCATTCCCAAGATGGGGAGGCGTCGCGGCTCGAGACCAGTCTTTGGCCCTGCGCTTCCGCCGGATTCGACCCTTACTGTGGGCATCAAGCAGGGTGCTGGGGCAGTCACGTCAACACCGTTTGGAGGTGGGCAGCGGCGCAGGCCGAGGCCGCCTCC